AATAACTTTGAATAAAAGATAAAAAAATATCTTTATTTTCCAATAAATAATCATCACAATCAACTATTTCATAACCAATATTATTTTTTTTCAATAAATCTTTTACTTTTCTACAATTTATACAACCGCTTTTACTATATATTGTAAACTTATCTTCACATGGTAACTCAAATATCATTATAATAACTATTATATATTATAATTATATCATACTATTTTTAAATACATAAGTCCATAAATTATATACAAATACGATAATAGGGGGTTTTAATTGCCGTTTTACTCGGACGTATTATTTTACATATATCACTAGGTCGTAATCCTATAACTCGTGCAACAGGATCAAATCTGGATATCTCTGGAAACTCTGTTTTATGTTTAATATTATATTTTTGCATAACTTCTTCGACTTCTTTATCATTGATAATTTCATGACTTGGAACTAAAATATGATTTAAAATATTGTACTGCAATCTCTTAATATTTTCAATAACTATAAAAATTCCGTCTTGCTCCCAAATATGTTTCAACTCGTTGATAATGGTTTCATTCATTTCATCTTTTGTAATTATAAAAAGAGTATCTTCTTTTGTTAATATTTCTTCTAAATTAAATAAATCATCAATCATTTCTTGAATATTAGCAGGTCGTATCATTTTTGTTAAATAAAAACGAATATATATCTTGCGTTTATTTTTTATACTACCAGTTTCATTTGGTTTTTTTTCAAGAAGCATATCCAATTGATTATTCAATTTCATAGAATTTACTTCATTAATACTAAAATTGTTATAATCACTTATATTATATCCTTGTTTATCCATTAATTCAAGTACTGTCTTTCGTGCTTTATATATAGAGGAAATTAAACTACTGTGATTTTGATTTTGCATAACAAATGTTATATATATTATAATTATAACATAGTATTTATATTAATTTCATTTTTATTTTTTAACTTCATTTGAATTAGTTGTATTATCAATATTTTCTGAAGTTATAATAATTTTCTTTTCATTATTCCCGTTATTATTTTCACTGCCGTTTACATCGCCGTTTTCATTACCGTTTTCATTGTCATTTTCATTTGTTTTTTCTCCCTCAACTTCAAGAATTGATTGTTCTTGTTCCTGTTGACCTTCTTTCGGAGGAGGACTAAATGATGGTGTTCGAGGGCCAGTTATAACAGTTTGTTCTCCTTCATTAGACTTTTTTCTGATTAATATTGGAGAATCGGGTTGAAAAGGTGATGACGAACCTTGTTCATAAGAAGACTGTTCGCCTTCATACGCAGGAGATCCAGGTGCATATGGTATTGTATTGCTACTTTCACCACTTTCACTTGGCTCTTGTATGTTGATAGGTATAAAAGGCAATCCGTCATTTTCTTGCTGTTGGAACTCTTGACTTTCTTCCTGTTGGGGTTCTTTAATTTCTTCGTTGTCTTCATTCTCATCAACTTTACCAATTATTACTTTCGTTTCAGGTTTAGTTAAAATATCTTTTATATCCGTTTTCAATTTCATAATACTTCGTTTCAAGTTAAAATTAATTGTTTCGTCATTTTGAATATCATTGTTTGATGAAACTTGTGATGAGTTTTGTAATAATTCACTAATATTATTTGAAAACGATAAACTTAATAATTGATCAACATTCTCATCTGTAATAATTCGCATTTGAATATTCATGGTTTGCAGTTCTTGAATTAATAGTTTAAAAGAATAAGGTATTCTTAAAACACTAAAAGACCTGCCAAATTGAGATATATTTTTAACATTCATTGATCCATCTGGATTTGTATGAAAATGAATAGGACCATCGGCAAATGGACTTAAAAATAGATTTTTCACTTCATTGTATATTGCAATGGCACCTGTTTTATTACAAACTGCCATATAATATTCGTCTCCTCTTATCATGAATGATTCATTCAAAAAATAAGACATACCATGAGCAAGGACACCATCACGTTCCATTTCACCAATTCTTAAACCACCATCATTTGCACGACCTTGTACTGTTTGTCTAGTTAAATTTGTTCTAGGACCAGTAGCACGATAGTTTATTTTGTCTTTCACCATATGTTTTAAACGCATATAATAAGTAGGTCCAATATATATATCAGATTGAATTTGCTCTCCTGACATACCATTGTATAATATTTGATTACCTGTGCAATTAAACCCAGCTTTCACTAAAAATGGTGCATAGGTAGAATAATTAGCACCTTTCACTTGAAAAGCAGTACAATCACCAAACGCGCCATAACTAGTACACAATTTACCAAATAAACTTTCAACAATTTGACCAATAGTCATACGAGATGGTATTGCATGTGGGTTAATTATTAAATCAGGGCGAATTCCGTCTGAAGTAAAAGGCATGTCTTCTTCTGGAATGATGAGACCTAAAGTTCCTTTCTGACCCGCACGACTCGCCATTTTATCACCTATTGCAGGTATTCTCTCTTCACGAATTCGAACTTTTGCAATATTAAAACCTTCTTCCCCTTGTGTAATAAAAGACTTGTCTACAAATCCTAGTTGTCCTTTTTTAGGTTTAACAGAGTCATCCACAAATCGATCTTTGTTCTCTAAATCTGATGTAATTTTTCCAATCAACATAATTTTATCATTCAAAGGAGTGTTCTCTCTAATCATTCCATGATCATCTAATAAACTATAATCATATCCTGGTTTAATCCTAACTACATTATTTTTTTCTATATTTGCAAAACGTGAATTAACCATTCCTGACACTTTTGAACTTTCTTCTCGTGCCTCGTACATCGAAAAATAGGTTGTCCTGAATATTCCTCGATGTACCGCGCCTTCATTGATTAAAATTGCATCTTCTACATTGTAACCAGTATAACACATAATTGCAACAATTGCATTGACACCATAAGGTATTTCCTCATTGTTGATATATTTTAAATATCGTGATTTAATTAAAGGTGTTTGACCATAATTTAAAACCACTCCCATTTTATCGATGCGCATTTGATAATTTGTGTGATACATAGAAACCGCTTGTTTACTTTGTCCACATGAAAACGAGTTACGTGTTACTGGATTATGTTCAGGATAAATAATAAGATTTCCCATGACACCTAAAATTAGTGAAGGATCTATTTCAATATGAGTATAATATTTATTTTTTTTACTATCATCACCACTACTAGCAATAAGTGCGGCCTCTTCTTCAGATACATCCAAATAGTCTACAACAGATTTGTATTTTTGTAATTCATGATACACTTTTATGAAATTATCATTATCACTCCCTTTATCATTTTTAATTCTATCACGTGGATTAAATTGTAAATCATTATATAATTCGTCAATTTCATATACTTTATTTGATTTAAAATAAAAATTTTCGTCATTTTTATTCTTGAAACCACTCACAATTTGCTGCCATGTAATTTTTTCTTCTTGTATCATTTCTAAAACGCCTTTCCTGTCATAACTTTTTTCATTTTTGTCAATATAATAAATTGGTCTTGTTAAACGTCCAGAATCAGTATAAATATTTATTTCGTTGTGTTCATAATCAAATGAAATACTGGTAAACACTGGAATAATTCCATTTCTTCTATATAATTTTAATAAATCTACCAAACCAATATCATGTTTATCTTTTGATGTAGATATCGGATTTTCAATAATACCAATCCAATTACCATTTACAAAAACTTTTGTAGTATTTGATAAATATTCCGTATTACATTCTAAAATTAGCTTTAACGGAGTATTCATTCTTAACCATTTAATAATTGGAAGTGAGGAACTACCACTAGTAATATGAGTTGCTATAGCTAAATGTTTATGAAGACCAATATTACCGCCATCCGGTGTATCAATAGGATCAATTAGTCCCCATTGAGAACTATTTAGTAACCGAGGACCAACTACTTTTGCACTAGCATCAAGAGGTAAATTGATTTTCCTTAAATGAGAAATATAAGTATAATAACTTAATCTATTTAAATCTTGTACAACACCCAACCTTTTTGTATGCGTTTCTGAACCCCAATTTCCTTTAAATGCTTTTTTAAACCCCATTTCAACATCTCTCTCTTTAAAAAATTCTTTGTAATTATTTTCAATTAATCCAATAAAATTGTCTTTATATTTGTTAATTTCAACGTACTTATCTTTTTTACTCGAAATATTTTCTTCTACTAATTTTTCGTCATCTTTATATTCACCCTTATGATAATAATACTCTTCATCTATTTTTTTTGAAATATTTCTTTTTTGAATTAAATAATATTCACGAAACAAATCGTAAATTAGTGATCCAGTAAGTTCAACTCTTTTAAAACGAAAATTATCTCTATCTGTTGGTTTTTCTTGTAATGTATACACTTTTAATAATCTAAATGTCATATATCCTAAAAAATATGCTTTGTCTAAAAAATTAATCTCTCCAATGTGTGGTAAAAAATAATCGGAAAGAATTTCAATTACACTAGAAACAGTTCCTCTTTTTGTAAAAGTAGCTATATACTTTAAAGCGGTTTCTTGATTAAAAATTTTATTGGCATCGTGAACACACGGAATGAATAAGTCAATATATTCCTTATTTTTTTCTAAATCTAAAATACATGTTTTTATTATTTTTTTATCTGATATAACACCCAATGCTCTCATCAATATAAATAACGGAACTGGTTTACGAACATTAGGGACTGCGATAACAATTTGATTGTTGGATAAAGTTGGGGAAGGAGCTACAATTTTAACTGCTGTAGTACGAATTGGCTTAGAAGCATCTTCTGAAACAGAACGTATTTCTGCCGAATAACTATAAATGTCATCATCTTTATTTTTTCTAATGTAAAGCATATTATCAGCAAATTTTTCTTGAGGAATGACAACTTTTTCTTTTCCGTCAATAATAAAATATCCTCCATAATCATTTTTACATTCGCCCATATTGAATCTCACGTCTTTATTCAGTGATTTTAGTATACATAAATCCGATTGTAACATAATTGGAAAGCGACCAAGGTATATTTTATTCAAAATGATAGAGTGCTCTACTTTGTCCTCTCCTTTATAATAAATAAAATCTATTTCTACATCATAATGTACCGTGGTTCCATAAGTCATATTTCTTAACCTTGCATCATTTGGATACATATAATGAGCATAGTTATCATCATAAATAATTGGTTTACCAAAATAAATTTTAGAACCATCCTTTCCTCCTAAAAACAAATGACATTCATTTCTTTTCGAAGAATCTTTGCTATCTGTTTCATCTTCTCTCTCAATAAAACGGATAGGATTGTTTTCACGAAATATTCGATTAATACCATTATTAAAAAATTCATTGTATGATTCTAAATGATGAGCTACTAAATTATTTGGGTTGTCGTTGAAATATTTGTCAATAATTTTCCATGAAATTTTATCTATATCCATAAGTAGTTTATATTATAATAACCTTATTTTTTTATAATATAATTTTAACAAATCAATAAAGTAAAAATTACTTTCTGTTTCGATGAGAACCGTGAATATAAATATTTAATATAATAGTAAATATTTTATTATTATATATATATATATATATATATATATATATATGCAAATACCAATTTATGTTTCACTTACATCGATTTTCAAAAATCAAAAACAGTTATTAGAAACTTTAATATCTATAACTAAACAAACTTGCTTACCAAACAAAATCTTTCTATATTTATCAGAAGAACCTTACATATTAGACACTGGATTTAAAAATAAACATATAACTAATTTAGAATTATTAAATTTTTTAAACCAAAATAAAAATTTAATTAAAACCACCTGGGTAAAAAATGAAGGTTCCTACCGCAAATTATTGCCTTTATTAAGACAAAAATGGAACGAAGATTGTATAATAATAACAATTGATGATGATACAATTTATGATAATAAATTAATAGAAAATATGGTTAATGACCATAATAATCATAAGTGTGTAATTGGTTATTTTGGTTTTACTCCTGGTTTTATTAAAAAAACAGGGAAAATAGAAGATTTTAGTACTAGGGAAAGAGGACCACTAATTAAGAAACACATTTATAATTTTCCTATGGGAAAAGGAGGTATACTATACAAACCACAATTTTTTCATAAAACAAAAGATTTATTTTTTAATAAAAATTTTTATATGAAAATATGTGACAAACAAGATGATTTATGGTTTTATATTTTAAGAGTAAAAAACAATGTTGAATGTTTCTTAGATAAAACCCCTTACATGGTTAAAGATTTGTCTAATAAAGGCTTATATAATTTTTTTAATAGCAAAAATAACAATAATACTGTAGTATTTAAAAAAATTATAGAAGAGTTAAAAAAAATAAACAATTTTTAATTACTTCTATGTGTGATTTTTTTATGTATAGTAGTCCTATTCTTATTACGGCGCGTCAAAGAAAATTTTTTCTTTTCAGTTTTTATTTCACTCAAATCTGTCCAGGGTTCTGAAGGTCTATCCATCAAATAAGGACCAAAATTCTCATATTGCCTATTTTTTGCAATATATTCATCTTTAATAAAAGGGGTTCCACATGAATTACCAAATCTACCACAAATAGTCATATTTTTAGCCATTTTTGTGTCACATACAAATCCATCTACTGCTCCATGAGGTGCAAATGGTAATGGTCTTCCGGCTGTCGACATATACTCTCTAGGATCCAAATCATAATGGGAACATACTGTACGCGAACACTTATTTTCTTTGTGTAAATAAACATCATAATGGTCAGATATAATTATTTTTGCAACATTAATATTTAGTTTACCTTTGTATTCATCCATCAATTCACCCAATCTTACTTTCCTTGCTCCTTGATGTCTACGAATATCATAAAATCCAGAGTTAGCGCATTCCAAGTTTCTTATTTCAGGACTATATGTCGCATTAAACCCAATAAAATAACCATTTTTAGTCCTGTCAACACTATGATAATTCAACCCTAATTCTAATCGCATAATTTCATTTAAGTTAGTATCGCCAAATAACCAAGAATTAGCATAATCACCAGAGTTGCCATCTAATAAAATTTCAACGTATTCATCCATTGTATTACCATATTGCATAGCCTTACGAATACGATAACCGATTGGATATTTTTTTGCATAAGGCAAAAATCCGCCAATTGTAGTCTCCGTTCCAATTATTCCTTTTGAAGTAACAAAAAAATCAGTTCCACTCCATATCCAACAAGGACTTGTTTGCATGATAATTCGATGACCTTTATCAGGTTTTATATCAAGAACAATATAAGAATATTGACCATCAATAAAATCACAGAAAGAATTGTGGGCAACAACAATATTTCCGTCTTCAGTCCAATCTTTTCCAACTGCAATGAAAGCACTACAATGATCTTTGGCTCCACCTTCGCGCGCTCCTACTGAACCTTTATGTGAACGTTTATGTGAAGTAGTTGATGTATCAGATACATTTGTTTCAACCCAATAAGGATACCAATAAGGAATAGATAAATAAAAATTCCAGGCTAAAATCTCGTCAATTGATGTTTTACAACCATTAGCATTACAACCTTCTGCAATTCCTTTCATTTCTTCATAAAATTCAGAAAAGGTAGTTTGGGTTAATTCCTTGAATTCATCATTTATAATTTTAACAAAAAAATCCCAATGTTCACCATAAGATTCAAAAATAAAAAAATTCAACATTTTTTGAACTGAGACAAAATCTTTTGCACATGCGTATCCATATGCGTATCCTCGTTCTCTCGGTGTTCCTTTCACAGAAACATATTTCCAACCATTTTTTTCATAAACATTTGCTTTGTTATGTATTTTCATAGTTAAAATTATATAATTTATATACTATATAAAAATATAAAATATATTAAACATTTAAAATTATATTTGTTCTAAATAACAGAAACATATTTTAACACTTATATCATATTTTGAAATATAGAAAAAAACAGAAAGATCATAAAAAAACTTATGAATGGCAAGAAAAGTAGCAACCAAGATAATTCTTTATAACCATCTTTACAAATAAGGTTCAAAACATAAGTCCAGAATAGAACATAAATTATTTTAACAATAAATAATAATGTAGTACTTGTTACGTTACAAGACATATTTCCAATTTGATACCTTCTTTTATTGCCTAAATTTTGTAGCAATAACAAAAAAATTACGATAACTGATAAAATAAAGTAAATCATAGCAGGTGGACATAATTCTTTGATACTTTTTGGAAAAGCCATTTATATATTAATAATAGAAAAATAAATATATTTATTAAAAAATTAAATCATTTTAATATTAAACTAATTTTATTTAAACTGTGTAAGTTGGCCTTTCCATGGCAAAGGATTAACCGGTCCTGGAGTTCCGTTTAATGCATTAAATGCACTGCCTAAACCATACGTAAATTGTCTACCCAAATTTATAATATCTTGACCAATAAAATTAGAAAAGTCTCCTCCGCGTTGTTTCCTAGTGTTTTTTAAACTCATTGTTTTTGGGTTTCTACCACCTTTTACACCCAAAAATCCTAAAAATGGTTTGTTTGCGCCAACATCAATCATCTGTCTTGATACATCATTATTATATGTGTTATTCGAATAATAGTTAGCGTCGCCTGATATACCTCTTGCACCTGGTAGATTACTAGGATCAACAAAAGGTTTACCAACTAACCCATTAGGATATAGAATACCATTATTACCTGTAGTACATCCACCACCGCCTTTCATTGCACCACCTTTCATTTTACATGAAGAACATTTACATCCTTCACGATGTTTACCATTTCCGCCGTTCATAAAAGGTAACACACCACAACCACAACCACCACCAAGTTGTTGTTGAAGAGGATTCAAAAAATTGAAACCATTTGGTAGTGGTCCTGTATTTGGATAAAGTGGGTTTGCACCATTAACGTTTGAAGTTTTAACTGCTAAATAAGATGGGTTTTCTAATATAGGAAAAAAATTACTTTTTCCGCCTTTACCAGTATATGCTAGTGTTGTATTTGGTAATATTGGACCTTTATATGGATAAGCTAAGTTAAAATCGGCTTGAACGGCAGGAGCAGGAGTAGGATAATTCATGGTATGTTTACCACCACGTCTATTTTTACTAGAACATCCTTTCATTTTATACAGTTTCTGTTTTCTACTTTTTGATTTGTATTGATTTTTCATTTATATATTAATAATAATATATATATAAAAATATTATTATTATTAATATATTTAAGTTTTCTTAAATAGAATAATTTTGACTATTGACAACATTATTTGAACTCAATAAATGATTACATATACAATCCATTATTTTTACGTCTTCGAGACTATTAAGTGTTCTATTTCTATAAAATAAAACTGATAAATCGCGTAAATTTGAAGTTTCACTAAATTCTATAAAATTCTGTAAACTTGTATTCTCACCAGCTGGTGTTTGTCTTGAATAAAGTATGAGACCATTTACACCTCCATATGGTTTTATGTATAAATCATGGTTTAATGCAGACGGTAAAAATTTTGCTATATATATTCCAAATGCTTGGTCATCCCACACACTGTGATCAAAAGCCCAACTCATATTTTCAACAATTGGATCATATACTTTTCTAGAAAATATAATCGCAGTTCCAAGTGCATAATAGTAAGTAAATCCTTTTGTAGTATCAATACCCAAATCACCTCCATAAATATATTCTACTTCGCGAAAATTTTTTAAATAGGACATCAGTTTATTTATATCTACTACTGTAGATATATTGGTTCTTAACGTAAAATCATATTCCTTTTTACAGTGATTTTTTAAGTATTCCATAACCATTAACGTTTTATGTAATATAGTAAAAAAATCTTCTTTTCCTCTTACATGAAACATATCTCCATCTAAAAATATTTCTTCATTGTGATCATAACTAGAACGAATAAAATATGCTTCTACGTCATTACCATAGTTATGAATATATTTTCGTTGAACTTCCAACATTTTGTCATAGTCTTCTCTGGGAGAGATATATTATTAAAATTAATAACAGTTATAAAATTATTCGATTAAATAGTATAATCTATTTTTTTCTATATTTAATATGTTAAAATATTTATACCTTTTAACATTTCAAATGCTGATTATTGGTTCAATTATATAATATAATTATAATAATATAATATAATATAAAATATGAGTTTAGAAGAAATTGTAGATAATTCAAGAACAGACAAAAATACAATACACTCTTACTTACCACTCTATCAAAATTTATTGATATCTAAAAAGGAAACAGCTAAAAATGTATTAGAAGTAGGGATAGGAGACTATAATCAAGGAGTTACCAATGGAGGAAGTATAAAACTATGGCATGATTATTTTACAAATGCAAATATTTATGCTTTAGATATTTGTCATTTAGGAAAAGTATGGGATGGAATTAAAAACAATGAGAGGATTATATTACATACATCAATTGACGCATATGATAATAATTTTTTTATTAAACATTTCTTAAATAAAAACATAAAGTTTGATTTTATATTAGATGATGGTCCTCATAGTTTAGAAAGTATGAAACAATTTATAAAATTATATTCACAAATAATCACCGATGATGGAATATTAATAATTGAAGATGTTCAATCGTGGGACTGGATAGATATACTTAAAAATGAAGTTCCAGAAAATTTAAAACAATTTATAAAAGTATATGATTTAAGACCAAATAAAAATCGTTATGATGATATTGTTTTTACAATTGACAAATCAAATAACTAAACTTATTTATTACTTTATTACTTTATTATAGTTAATAATTACTATAATAAAAAATCAGCGTTTGAAATGTTAAAAGGTGTAATAGGAATATGAAGTCCAGGAGAATAATAGTTTTGTTTGTAAATATTGTCGTCAATAATATTTTCAATCAATATCAACATGCGTCAGAAAATGTCTACGACAACACATTTTATTCATATTTAATTCATCTAAAACTTCTCCTTCTGGTGTTTTATCAGTAAATTCTTTTGTTAAATAAACGACTTTATCAAGATCCATTGACTTCGCCAATTTTCTTTTACGCACTTCTTCTATATAAAATCTATATTTATCAGCAATAACCATACCACAAGTAAAACATTTAACAGGGATAATCATCTATATAATTATATTATAATACTATTCTTATATTTTTTTATTATGAAATCAATTTTTTTATTTATTCAGAAATACAACACGAAGCACCATATTATAATATATATATATTATTTTTTTTCACAACCTTTACCGTAACATTTTTTTTGATAATAATAATAATCTACGTTACGTTTAGACCCATTTGTTTCAGTTTTGAAAGTAGGTCCATATTTACTACCTGCTACACATTTCTCTCCGTTCAATAAAACACAACAAGAAACAGACTTACAACTTTCACTTGTTAATCCACTACAAGAGTTTTCAAGGTTACTTGCTGAAGGCAAATGTTGATGACTTTTGCAAAAAGCGTTTGCATTATCCATTTCTAAATCAGTGTTTAATTTATCGCGACTAGTTATTGATTCAATAGTAACAACTTCTTTTAATTGGCTGGTAGAATTGGAAGGATGTTTACTATCGTGTAGACTAAAAAATGATACTAGCCCAAACAGTATAATAACGCCAATAAAAACCTTTCCTATATATTTTATTATTTCTCCATTCATATTTTGTTAAAGTTTTACCTATATAATAATTGTATATAAATAATAAAATATTTATGTATTATAAATAAAATATGGCAAAAATTAAATCACGTAAAAATAGAAGCAAAAAAAATTTATTTAAAAAATTTAAAACTTCCACCAGAAAAATGCTACCTGTTGTTAGTTCTGGACTAAAGAATATTGGTAGTAATGTTAAAAATATTGCAGTTAAATCAAAACCAGGAATAGAAAAAGGTTTAGGCACAGTTTATAGTTCTGTGTTAACAGGTTTTGATTTAGGCGTTAAAGGCATTAAAAGGGGAATACATGTAGTTAAAAAATCACGAAAACAAAAAAGAACTAGACGTCGTCATAAATAAATAGCAAATAATTATATACAAAACTATATTAAAGGTTAATCGTTATCTAAAATTATAACAATGATGAAACTAACCTATTTCAATGGTCGCGGTTTAGCCGAAACAAGTCGTCTGATTTTTGCAGCAGCTGGCGTAGATTTTGAAGACAACAGATATCCTTTAACTGTTCTGGATTGGGCTACATTCAAAATGGAGCGCAAAGAATTTGATGAAGATAAAGCAAGTGGAAAACTTTGGCAATCATTGGACAAACTTCCGTTTTTAGAAGTTGAAGGAGAATTCATTTCTCAATCTAAGTCAATTGAGCGTTTTCTAGCTTCTAAATTTGATATGATGGGTTCAACACCTTTAGAAACAGCCAAGATCGATAGTTTATGTGAATGGGTGCGTGATTTTAAAGATATTTACCAAAAGGTTCGCAATGCATCTGCTGATGAAAAAGAAGAAGCAAAATCTAAATTTTTCGGTGAAACTTTGCCAGAACGTTTGATTGCTTTCGACAAGATACTTGCTGTTACATCTTCTTTATCTAGTGAAGAAAGTGTTTTCAACTTTACAGGAAGCGAACAACTATATGCAGTTGGAAATAAGTTATCACTAGCCGACATTGTAATTTATGCATTTTTAGTTGAATTCTTTGATGATAAAGAGTTGGCACAAAAGGCTTACGAAACATGTGATAAACTTAAGGCGATTGTTAACACAGTAAGCAACGTTGAAGGCATTAAAAAATGGGTAGAAACTAGACCACAAACACCATTTTAACAAAATACTAAATTATACTTTTTTCCATATACAAATATTATTTTTATTTGGTTTGGATACATATTTATTTCCATCATTTCCAGTCATTTTTTTATTACAATTTCTATTTGCAGGATAAGGAGGTGATTTTCTATTTTTATATTTTTTCAATGTTTTGCTATGTTGATTTACAGCATTTCTTCCAGAAACACTTTTAATTTTTTCAGTCAAATTTTTACGTTGTGTTTTATTCAAACCTAAAGGATTTGTTTTGGTTTTTAATGCGTATTTAAAATTACGGATCCATGATGATTTACATGTTCCTTTGCATTTACCAGTTCCTATTTCTGATAATAGTTTCATTGCTCCATTATAACTACGAATAAATGGCATTATATATATACATTTAATTATTTTATAAATATGTTCTAAAGTGTAAATAATCACTATTTCTTGTATCATAATAACCTATTATAAGCCGATTATTGTTATCAAGATTATAGTCATAATATAATCCTACTTTACTATCTAAATCAAAACTAACTTCAAAATAAAAATTATCGTGCACAATATCTAGATTTTTTTTTATTATTTCTATTTTCTTTACTGTAATTTTTTGAATAATATTATATCTTTCATCATTTTTATGTATAATATTTACATATTTACCATTTTTATATTTTATTCTTCCATCATATTCTAATACTAAAGACAATAAATCTGTTGGAATAGTATTAAACTGAGATATCATTTAGTTATACACATATAATTAAATGATACAAAACTAACGTAAAACTATAACAATATATATATTTATAATGGAAAACAATGATACGTCATATCTTAAAACAGATGATAACAAAATTTTAAATGAAAAACAAATAAGATGGGTAAAAAAAATGAGTGAATGTTTGGAAGTTTGCACTAGATCAATTGGTTGTTATGGTAATAATACTGGAGATACACATAAAATATGTAAATTAAATAACTTAGATAGTTATAATAAACTTAATAAACATTTTGAATAAAATTATTTTATTATATATTCATATCTTATAAATTCAAATTGAGTAAAAACCCAGTTATAACGTAATGGATCTTCTATAAGATAGATTTGTTTTTTACCAAATTCAGAACTAATGGCCTTTGGATATTGTCTTCCAATCCAAACAGAATATTTAACACTATCTTCATATTCTGTTAGTTTTATGTGAATAAGGTCAGAATTATTACTTTTTCTACCATCATAGTTGTACAAATTTTTAAAAAAATACTTATAATCATATGTGTTACCATTTTTTTCAACATAATTAAGACTACATGTAATACAGTCTAGTAATTTATATCTAATATCTGTTTTTGGAATAATAGATATAAGCTCTCCTTTTCTCATAATAAAATGTTCATCATACAAAAGTATATTATTTATTATATCCTTTGGCAAGTAACTAAATATAAATTCTATATTATTAGTCATATTATAACTAGTAGAAATAATAC